GTCGCACTCTGCTCAAGGATACGAAGGTCGCGGCTCAGCCTTTAGTGGATCTGATCAACAGTCGAATCCCAACGACACCACCGTTAAGCGGTATGAATCACAACGGTCGCACCGGGTGGAAGAACGTCAAGAAAGTGCAGATCTCGTTGAACACTCGCAAGCCTCGTAAGGGTTCGGCGACTGCTGGCGCTGAACAGATCGCAGTGGTTCGTGTGGTCACTAAGGGTGCCCCTGTGGCGATCACGGACATGGCTGGCCGTGCTGGTGGCACTAAGTCGCGCCGAGAATCAAAGTATCGCCGACCTAATTTTGCGTCAGCTCTTCAGGGCGAACCGTCGCGCTATATGTGGAAAGACATAGATCAGATGGTCGCCGAAACTGAGCGGGCTTTGAAGCCGATCATTGACCAGTTCATGGTTGATGCACAAAGAGAGTTCAACTGATGGCTATTAACCTCCCAATCATTTCTGAGTGGAATCCCAAGGGCATTGATAAAGCCATTGCCGACTTTAAAAAACTGGAAACCAACGGGCAAAAAGCAGCGTTTGCAATCAAGAAAGCAGCGGTCCCCGCAGGGCTTGCTATTGCGGCTCTTGGCGCTGTCGCGTTTGATGCTGTCAAAGCGTTTGCCGAAGATGATGCTGCAGCTCAAAAACTCGCCACCACATTACGAAACACCACAGGAGCGACAGACGCTCAAGTCGCAGCAGTTGAGGACTTCATCACTGAAACTTCCAAAGCAGCAGCAGTTGCTGATGACGAACTTAGGCCCGCACTTGACAAACTTGTTCGAGGCACTGGTGATGTAACAAAAGCACAAAAACTTCTTAGCCTTGCACTTGATGTTTCTGCCGGTACTGGGAAAGATTTGGGGGCAGTCTCCGACGCGTTGAGCAAGGCATTTAATGGGAATCTCGGCCCACTTAAAAAATTAGATCCAGCACTTGCCGATCTGATTAAAAGCGGAGCAACCACCGACGAAGTATTCCAAGCAATGAGCGAGACCTTCGCAGGCCAAGCGGACACTGCAGCGAACACGACCCAAGGCAAAATGAAAAACCTTGGAATCCAAATGGGCGAACTCAAGGAGTCGATCGGACAGGCTGTGATGCCACTTGTAGAGAAACTGCTCCCAGCACTTCAAGCCTTCTCAACTTGGGCAAGTAACAACAAAGGTCTCATCGTCACTCTCGGTCTAGTGATCGGCGGAATTGCCACAGCGATTATTGCCACGAACGCAGCTCTCGCCGTATACAACACGATCCAAGCATTGACAGCAGCACTCAACACTGCACTCACAGCTTCATTCTCGGCTCTCTGGGTCGCCACTGGTGCAGTCGTGATCCTCGCGATCATCGCAGCTCTTGTCGCACTCCAAGTCAAGTTTGACATCTTTGGGAAAGCCATTGACGGAATTAGAGCAGGTTTTTTGATTTGGTGGGGTGTCGTTCAGTATGTGTTTGGCGCAATCAAGTTAGGTTTTGCTGAATTGGCAGATCTTGGGAAAGCGATTTTTGACGGTATCGGTGGAGCGTTCAAGGGAGTAATCAACGCTGTTATTTCTAACCTTGAACGAGGCTTAAACGCTGCTATTAAGGGCTTGAACATTATTCTTGACGGCATTGATTCTGCAGCTGGCCCTTGGATTAACTTTGGTTCAATACCAGAAGTAAGTTTGCCTCGATTAGCTGAAGGTGGCATCGTGACAGGCCCAACGATTGCCATGATTGGTGAAGGCCGTGAACCCGAAGCAGTGATTCCGTTGTCAAAGATGGGCAGTATGGGCTTCGGTGGCGGTGGCAACATCACAATCAATGTCACCAGCGCAGACCCGAACGAAGTCGTGCGCGCACTTCAGGCCTACAACCGCAATGTCGGGAGACTCCCTGTGAGTGTTCAATGAGCGCAGAAGCATGGGTATTCAGACGCGGAGCTCTTGGCACAGACTTCACCACCTCGGTGATCTCGTTTAGTGGCGACGCAGGACGACAGAACTATTTGGACAACTACAGCGGTGGCACATTCCAAATCACCATTAAGAACCAAGCGAACGAAGCCGCCAACTTTACTCGAGGCCTTGAAGTCCGAATAGTGTTTTCAACTGGTGTTGACATCGCATGGGGGACAGTCATCGGTGTCACATACACGGACTACCCCGGCAATGTTGGACTGTCAACTGCGACAATCACCTGCCAAGACGAACTGACCAGAGCAGGCAAGTTCACACTCCAAGACTTCGCTGGTTACAGCCAACAATCAACAACCAATCAGGCCGAAAGATCAAACGAAGCGTTCACAGGACTCAAAACACCTGAAGTCTCCAGAGTCGGTGACGGCATCTCTACAGCTCAAGCAGTCACCCTGTACAACGGCACAATCTTGAACCGTCTCAACCTTTTGAACAACACAGAACGAGGCGCACTGTTGGCACAGTCAGGCGGAATCTTGTTCTTGGCTCGTAGTCGAATGTTGGACTACAACGCTGTCAACTTGCACCGAACAACATCTTCAACAACTTCAATCGCTTACACAGAACTAAGACGCGCAAACGCATTAGACAACTTTAGAAACCAAGTGACTGTCAGTTACTCGGACGCATCTGGCAACGCGTTAGCACCAGTATTCGCAAACAACACAGCAAGTCAAACAGCAAACGGCATAGCAGGGTTCTCTTTTGAATCAGCAGACTTCAGCAGCACCCAAGCAACGGGCCTCGCGTCATGGATCAGCTACACACAAGGCGACCCGACAACACTTAGATTCGAGGTGGACTTTGACGACGCAACCGCAAACGACACAGCCATCAGAGACTTCATTTACAACATCCGCTTTAGCTATAACTTCGCGTCCGTTCTGACTTGGCGAGTCCCCGGAGCAGGAAGCGACACAACAACAAATGTCGTATTTGAAGGTTTCAGTTTTAGTGGTGTGCCGGGCAAAACCAGCTACACCTTTTTTTTCTCGCCAGCGTTCTTTTATGACGTATTCATCTTGAACAGTAACGAATCAGGTATTTTGGATACCAGCCGTCTCGGTTGGTGAAGGAGAACACATTATGGCTACACAATGGACAGCAGGGACAGTCTCGGGGCAGGTGTTGACTGCGGCGACGCTTAACACCATCGGGGCCGCATGGGAAACATGGACACCCACTGTTACGGCAGGGACAGGAACGATTACTACGGTTGGCACGGTTACTTGTAGATACGCAAGAGTCAACAAAATTGTTATGTGCAAATACGATGTTGCAATAACAACCAATGGCACAGGCGGAACTTATGTCCGACTGACTTTGCCAATCACAGCCATTGCAACAGGCACAAACTTCTTTTGTGGCGGTGCAGGTCGTGAAACAAATGTGACTGGCAACATGTTGCAAAACATGATGACCACAACGACACAAGTTGACATTTTTACTTACAACAACGCATACCCAGCAGGCAACGGATACCGACTTACTGGCACACTATTTTACGAGGCCGCATAACCATGAACCTAAACGAAATCGGGCTTGACCCAACAGACGACACAGACATACTTACAAGCCGTATGCGAATCCAGCGCGACCGCCTGTTAGTCGAGTCGGACTGGACACAAGTCGCAGACGCACCAGTAGACCAACAAGCATGGGCGACCTACCGCCAAGCATTGCGAGACTTTCCTGCATCATGGACCGCAGGCCCCGAAGCCGATTTCCCTGATACACCGTGAAAACGCTCGCCGTAATTGCAGCTCTTGCTATCGTCCTGATGTTTGTCGTTACAGGGTGTAGCGACCGCACTCGAAACAACTGCGAAACCCAACCGACAGCGCCCAGATGTGACACCTCAACAGGAGCGACTACACCGTGAAGAAATACACCAATTCTGAGATCAAAGCGCGCCTTGTCCTGATGGTCGGAGCTGCGCTGTCGCTGACATTCATTCTGAGTATTGGAATGATCTTGTATTCACTCGCGTTCGTCGTACAGCCCCTTGAAGTGTCACCCAACGACTCCAAAGCGTGGGAAGTGCTCTCCAGCGTTCTACTGGTTTTGGCTGGTGCGTTGACAGGATTACTGGCCAGTAACGGCCTCAAAGACAAGGGAGAAAAACAAGATGACTAACTACCCGGTACTACCCATCATCATGCCGTCAGACCTAGAAGGTCAAAAGAACGGCGAAATCAAACCAGCCTTACTACGCGACATTAAAGCACCGAACGGCAAACTACACAGCCTCGCGGCCACCGCATGGAACGCGTTACAGCTCGCCGCGTACTTTGACGGAATTGAACTCAAGCACGTCGGCGCATACCGCCCACTAACCCAACAGGTGGCCCTGTTTAATGAACGGTACGAAGCCAAACCCAACTTTCGTAAACCCCAAGTGACCCGCAAATACAACGGTCAAGTTTGGTTTCTGAAACAAGGTTTCGCCCCAGCAGGCACACCCGGTACAAGTAATCACGGCTGGGGACTTGCGATAGACGTCGCGTCCGCTTCAGGCAAACGAATTGAATGGTTACTAGGCGACGGATTATCCACCAGCAACGCGCTTAAATTTGGGTTTTCATGGGAAGTCAAAAACGGCGCTAACGCTGAAGCGTGGCATATCCGCTACGTTTGCGGAGACAACCTCCCACAAGCCGTCCTAGATGCCATAGCGGCTTTTCCTACACTCGACGCGCGGTGACTTGACATTCGGTCTGGGAGTCGGTCTAATGACTGACAACCAAGTGCGTCCCGTGATAGCGGGACCCCGACCGCAGGAGGAAGCAATGCAACCATCCCTTTTTGACGTTCTCGCTGTTCCAGCCGAGATGCTCAAATACGAAGCCTTTAAAGAGGCAAACCCTTGGGTCATGCCGACCCTCACCAAAATGTGTTACCAGCTGATGCACCGCGGATACACGCATTACGGCATTGCAGCTCTTATTGAAGTCTTGCGCTACGAACACGCGATCACTAACGACCCCAGTAGCGAGTTCAAGTTCAACAACAATTACCGCGCCTTTATGGCCCGAGAGATTATGCAGAAACCAATGCTGGAGGGATTCTTCAGCACCCGCAAATCAGTTGCGGACTTATCAGAGGACTACTAAATGAACCTTAAACGACTAGCATTTTTAGCATTCGGCACCTATGGACTGTGCGCACTTTGGGCAATCACTGGCGTCCAAGAGACCACAGTGACCCTTCAGGCTCCGTCTGTGCCCTCCACGGTCACGCTCGGGATGTTGACACCCCAACAACTTGAGGACCGCGCAGAGGAACTCACAGCAACAACGACCAGCACGACGACCAGCACCACCTCCAGCACGACTAGCACCGTGCC